GGATGAGATCGTTATTCTAATCGCGACTCTAGCCACGCTCTTTACAGTCTCTGCTATCTCGGGCTGGGTTATTGCCACAGTCGCAGGAATTAGAACTCTGATCACCGCCTATAACGCTCTCAAGGCTTCGGCAATCGTGGCAGGTATCGCGACGGCCTTCGCGCTAAATCCGCTCTTAGGAGTCGGAGCCGTGGCGCTTGCGGCAACAGTCTTATCGGCTGGCGTTGCGCTCTCTAATAAATACTCAAGCAACCTTCCCGGCGGCTTAGAGGAATCGATGAGCGGAGCCAATAATCGGATCCGGGAGCAGTTAAATAATGGATCATCAATCTCTCCTATCGTGGCGAGTACCGGGGCAAGTGCAGGCGGCGGCGGCGTTATCACGACTCAAGGCGGAACGACAGGCGGTGGCACAATCGGCGAAGCAGTCGCGAAGGGAGTCTCATCGGCTCTACCTAAAAATCTTAAGTATGATCCGCTTCCTAGCATGACTCCATCCGAATCTTTATTTTCAGATCTCACCGGAACTAAAGGCAATTTTCCCGGCTCCGGAGTTAGCCCATTCCTAGCTCAGTCTCCTAATATAAGCATCACAGTAAATGGAGCAATCGATAAGGAAGGCACAGCTCGCCAGATCGTCGAGATTCTAAATGACTCTTATTATCGCGGAACTTCGGGCGCTGGTGCGCTGGTTACATAATGACTCAATGGAGCCCAGTCTGGCAGATTAAAATTAACTCGGTTGAATATACGACCACGACTTTATCGAATCTCACCATCTCAAGTGGTCGAACCAATATCTATGAGCAAGCTCGGGCAGGTTATGCGAACCTAACTCTGATCAATCTCAATCAAGCCAGCGTCCCAATCCAGATAAACGATTCAATCTCAATTCAAGTAAAAGACTCAAGCGGAACTTTCGTCCCGATATTCGGCGGATCTGTGGTGGATGTGGGAATCGAAGTCTCAGAGGCCGGGTCTAGTGCCTACACGCAGACCATCACCATCATCGCTCTCGGAGCTTTGGCAAGGCTTCCGAAGGCTCTCACCGATGGAGTGTTATCGCAAGACTTCGACGGGAATCAAATCGAGACAATCCTTCGCGAAGTGCTACTGACTCAATGGCAGAGCGTTCCAGCCGCGCTTACATGGGCGACCTATAATGCGACCACTACATGGGCAACAGTTGCGAATTTAGGACTTGGAGAAATTGACACTCCGGGAAATTATGAACTAGCCAATCGGACTTCCGAGCGAACAGACATCTATTCTTTGGTAAGTGCGCTGGCGACTTCCGGGCTCGGTATCCTCTACGAGGATGCTCAAGGCTTGATTTCCTATGCTGATTCTACTCATCGAACAGTTTATCTATCCGCCAATGGCTATGTCGAACTCTCGGCAAATGAAGCTCTAGCGCGTGGGATCAAAATTCAGACAAGGGCTGGAGATGTTAGAAATGACATCACGATCAAATATGGCGCAACTTCATCGAGTGAAGTATCGGCTACGGATGCGGCTTCAATAGCCTTATACGGCGATCTGGCTCAAATTATCACGACCACGATTAAACACTCAGCCGATGCCACGGATCAAGCCGATTTTTATCTAAGTCTGCGAGCCAATCCAGAGCCTAATTTTAACTCCATCACTTACGCGCTCACTAATCCAGAGCTAGATGATGGCGATCGGGATGCGCTGATCAATATCTTTATGGGGCTCCCGGTATCGATTATCGATCTCCCGTTAAATATGAGCTCCGGGGCTTATCAGGGATTCGTCGAGGGCTGGAGCTTTGCCGCAAGCTATAACGAGCTCTCGATTACCTTCCTAGCTTCTCCGCTCGCCTATTCTCTCCAAGCTATGCGGTGGAATGATGTGCCTGTCGTTGAATTATGGAATACAGTCTCAGCTATACTCACATGGGAAAACGCCACGATCGTGGCATAAAGGAGAAAAGAATGGCAAATCCAACAACGAACTTCGGCTGGGTCATGCCGGCTGCGACGGACTTGGTTACGGATCTCCCGGCGGATTTCGATGTCTTTGGTCAGGCCGTAGACACCGATTTCGTCGGACTCTTAGGCGGTACGACCGGGCAGGTTCTCTCTAAGACTTCGGGAACAGATTTAGATTTTACATGGATCGAACAGGATGACACGACGCTATCCTTCAACGCTCAAACCGGAACGACTTATACTTTAGTCGCCGCAGATTTAGGCAAGCTTGTAACTACCTCAAATGCTTCGGCCGTAACAGTAACCATTCCACCATCAATCTTCGCGGCAGGAAATCAAATAAATATCCAATCTATCGGAGCAGGTCTTACGACTTTCGCCGCCGGAGCAGGTGTAACTATTACCTCAACAGGCGCGGCTTCGGCAGCTCCTATTCTTAGAGCACAGTATTCGGCCTGCACAGTTATCTGTACCGCTTCCAATGTCTTTACAGTTATCGGAGACATTTCGTAATGAGTCCAATTCTAGGAATTATTGCCAGCAGTAAAAAAGGATTCACTCAAACTGGCGATATTTTCGTTGCGATGGACAACTCTCCATATATTCAAGCCTACCAATTTGGAGCGGGCTTTGGCACGAAATATACTAATCCTGCAACTCTTCCCACAGGCGTAGTCCATGAGATAGCTTTAAATGCGACAAATACAAATGTCGCGGTTTCGATGACTTCTTCTCCGGGCGTTCAGGTTTATCCGTGGTCAGCAGGTTTTGGCACTAAATACGCTAACCCTGCCACCCTACCAACAGTCGAATGTCGATGTGTTGCGTGGAATCCCGCAGGAACGGCTATTTCCGTGGGTGATGATGGCGGGGCAAACCAATCAACTTATGCGTGGTCAGCAGGTTTTGGAAGTAAATACAGTAACCCACCTTCTTATCCTGGAAATAAAACTTACGGAGTAACTTGGAATCCTGCTGGAACAGTTTGGGCTATGGCAACACATCTAAGCCCTAGAATTCAAGCTTATGCGTGGTCTTCTGGTTTCGGAACTAAATACGCCAATCCTGCGACCCTGCCCACGAATGCGACTTACAGCGTTGAATTTAATCCAGCAGGAACAGTCATCGCTTGCACAGAGGATCCTTCGCCTTATGTTTTGACTTATCCGTGGTCATCGGGCTTTGGCACGAAATACGCAAACCCAGCGACGCTACCTGCTTCAACGGGAAACGATGTAACTTTCAGTCCTGACGGAACGACAATCGCAATAGCCCATCAAGGATCGCCATATGTAAGTGCTTATCCGTTTTCATCAGGCTTCGGAACTAAATACGCTGATCCTGCGACGCTACCAAGCACCAACGCGCTTTCCATCGATTTCGATTCTTTGGGAACAAGTGTCGCCGTCGCTCACACCGCGACGCCTTATGTAACAGTCTATCCGTGGTCATCGGGCTTCGGGACAAAGTATGCCAATCCAGATACTCTACCAACTGGCGTAAGCCGCTCGGTAGTCTTAACTTAAAAAGAAAAGGAAAAAAATGCCAAATGAAATTCAATTAACGCCAAAAGAAATTCGCCAACTCGAGGTAGATACTTATTCGTTGAATGTTGCTAATTATGAAGCATTATTGGCAACACTTGACGGCAACTGGGATAAAGACTTAATACACTTGAAAGGTGTCGAAGGTCAGGAAGCCGCTCGCCAATGCCCTATGGATCGTTTAGAGCGGCTCGCAGTTTTACAACAGTTCGACCAAGTAACTAATCTTCTAAAAACCGAAATTGTGGAACGCGCAAAAGCGGCGGCAATTCTAAACATCTTAAAATAATGATTAAAGACAATCTGATCGCTCTAGCACTAGATGAAGTCGGATACACCGAAGGCCGTCGCAACGATAACAAGTTTGCAGAGATGGCTGGCCACGCTAACCATCAGCCGTGGTGCATGACTTATCTGGTCGCGATGTTTAAGGCGGCCGGAATAGGTAAGGCGATTCCTAATTCTGCCAGCGTCGAATTCGTCGAACGGTGGGCTGTTAAAAATAAGCGGATCCGGCCAACGCTAAAGGCTAAGAAGGGCGATCTCATAGTCATGGACTTTGATAATTCAGGCAAAGGCCAGCACATCGGACTTGCGATCCATAAGCTAAATGTCGAGCGGAAAGTAATCCACACCATCGAGGGAAATACTGGCAACGGATCAGAGACCAACGGCGATAGCGTAGCGCTAAAGACTAGATCGACCACAATCATTCGGTGCGTTATTCGGCCGAAGTATCCAAAACAACCGGGAGCAGAAACCGAGGCAACAAATGGAAAAACTTAAACCACTACTGGCATCATGGGGCAGATCATTCTTAGCCGCTTCCATCGCCTGCTACCTAGCCGGAGTTACAGATCCAAAGGCTCTACTGACTGCCGGGATAGCCGCCGTCTTGCCTGTGATCCTTCGCTGGCTAAATCCTAAAGATTCAGCATTTGGGATAAATAAGTAAATGAACCAAGCCGAATGGATCGCGCTAATTATCTGCCTAATCGCCGTGACTGGCGCGGTCTATTCGTCCATGCGATTTATGGTCAAAGCCATCATGACAGAGCTCTCGCCCAACGGCGGATCATCGCTAAAGGATCAGGTTAATCGGATAGAAAACCGAGTCGATCTGATACTGGAGAGCCTTATTAAGAAATAGACACGCCGAAGGCGGTTCTTGACCAATGTCGGCGGTAGGTGCGACCCTATTCCTGAGAGCACAGACAAGGTTCTCACGGGAGCAAAAATGAGCACTACACTAACAATCCAGATCCTTATCTACATGGCGATAGTGGCCTTCGGATGCGGCGTTTATGGCTATCGAGGCGGATACAGAGACGGCTATGCCAACGGCAAGCGCGTCGGTCGCTTTCAATCCTACAAAAATGATGTGAACCAATGAGCTTTGATCTGTCCAATTATGAGGATGTAAATTCTCGGATCAAACGCTTTAGGGCAGAATTCCCATCCGGGCGCTTAATTGCCTACATCGAGGACATCGACATCGTTAAAGGCTACATTCTAATGAAGGCCGAGGCTTATCGGACATCCGAGGATCTAACTCCGGCCGCCGTAGATTACGCCTTCGAGATCCGAACAGATCGCGGCGTGAACGCTCTTAACTGGGTCGAAAATTGCACTACTTCGGTCTATGGGCGAGTGATCGGCCTGCTAACTCCGGGCGAGGCTAATCGCGCAACTCGGCAAGATATGGAGAAGGTCGCAGATTCGACTAATGTCATCAAGCCACCGATGTGGTTCCCGAATGAGGGCGATTT